GTAAAACGTTTATTGACAGCAAAAGTTGAAAGAACATTATTTAAAGCATTCGAGGCTAGAGCAGGAACAGATTTAACGCGAGATTTGACTGCGTTGATCATAACATTAGAGCCTAAGTGCCATGATACAGTCCACAGTCGAGACACATATGCAAGCATGACAGTAAAATCAAGCTTTCTTAGTACAGGTTTTCCGGCTGAATCGGTTATAGGAAGACTAATAATAGAAGACAGTGTATCCATTGATCGTGCAATCAATGATCTTTCTGCTTGACCTTTAGCTGCTAGTTTATCATCCCAAGCATCAATTAATGCATTTCTGAATTGGTCTAATAAAGCTGACAGTGCCATAGCCGATAAGTCTACATTACCAGTTCTGATCGCACTAAGTAAAGACGAGATTCGTACATTCTCCGCATAAGCCGCAGATAAAATAGGGTGTGATGAAGAGAGACCTTCAATCTTTGTCCCTATGTGCTCCATAAGAGCTTGTTCCTTTCCATCCGATAATTTGACCTTGATACCGTAGTTAGGCGTAGCGTATCCAATAGCATTGCGGTCTATGGCTTTCTTGATTAAATCAGTTTGTCTGAGTAAGACATCGAGTCTCTTCAGTTGTTCGGTCACCAGTACATATAGGTAAGCTTGTGTAACATCTGCGACTGTAACATTGTATATCCCAGGGTACCATTTACTTAGATCACCTACATCACCAGGTGGTGATACAGGGAGTTTAAGGCCACTCAGGTTTGCTGGTATAGCATTTAGTATTAGCAGGAATTCTAGAGACTCGCGATCTACCAGGCCTGCGAAGTAGTCGTATAGTATATGGTTTGGGACCATTGAACCACGTCTTGTCAGCTCATTCTGCAGTTGAGGAGCCAATCGCCCATTCATAGCAGTCTTAACCACTAATTTCACTGGGTAAGATGTTATCTCATTCCCATTGACGAAGACCCGTTTACAGAATTCTGCAGCTGAGTGTAGACTTGCGTTGTGTAAAACAGATTTTGTTATATTGATAGTCAGACCGTAAACAGTCATTAATGCTGTGTAGTGGTCGTAAACGCTAGTTCTAGTGATAACAGAGTCATCACCACAAACACGGTAGTCGGTGTAAGATGCCACATTTGCTTTGATGGCAGCAGATTGAATAATTACATGATGACACAGAGCCAACATTGCCCAATTTGACTTAGACCCCATTGGTAACCCTGCGCCATATTTGATAAATGTTTTGTCTACTGTTAGGTATGAACGTTCTGAGAACATTTTACCCCAGTTAACCGCCAGTGTAGCATCACCCATCAGTATACTCAGAACTTGCACCTGAAAATCACGAGGTAGTCTATCGGTGGCTGCAGTTAGATCACAAGAGTAGAGCTCACGTTTAGAGCTAGTCTCAGTCCAGCCTCTAATTACATCGCATGCTGCATCTTGGTCGAAGGTTGCGTCCATTTCAATTCTACGTAGGAATTCAAATAAAGTGTCATGTAACGGTGTTACAAGCAGTTGTGTCCAGTAATCAATTATTGCAACATGTCTTGTCTTCCCTCCCCACTCTTCGAATGTGTGGATTTTGGCCGTGTAGACCTGTCCACCAGTGCCTCCGTCGACACCGGGAAGGTTAACTGTCATAAACATGTCGTTTAGTAATCCTTTAAGATCCGACAATTCTGCGAAAGATACTAACTGTTTAAGTAGAGGCACGTTATTTAATAATGCTACTGCATCCGAATAAGCTGTCCAAGATGCTTTACCGTTTGGACCGGCTGTATGCATTAGTATATGCCACTGCTGTTTACACTTCTCTCTATACACTTTCTTGAATGCATCAGGTGAGATCCCCAATGCAGTGAGTGCTGCAGTTATGTCTTCAACACCAAGTGAGCCTGGTGTCTTCTCTGTCCAAGATGTTCCATCAGTAATTGTTTTGAAATCATTCACAGGTGGTAATACAATGAGTCTGTGTATAGATAGGAATGCGTACACAATACGATCAAAGAATAACAGTGTTCTCGGACTCTCAGCCCGTATGTAAGAACGTAAAGCAGTAAGTGTTGAACCTCTTGTATCACCGGCTTCCCTTGGATCAAAGAAGTTCTCTGGATGATCGAACTCTTGTGATCCGTTTGGGTTAGATCCTCTGATAATCCCTAAGTACCAGTGTTGGGCTTTCTTAAGCATAGCAATAGCAGCAGATGGTTCTACAAGGACTTGTCCATGTATGATATGATAAATTCGAGCAATAGTAGAAAGAACGAGTTCACCCACTGAGGTAGCCATAAGGCCGACCAGCAGCATTAGAGAAGCCATTAAGGCATCCATATGCTTAAAGGATGTAGCCCGAACTTGAGGTGAAGGACCTGATATTGATGGGAATAGGCGTTTCATGGATCTTATATTTTACTACATTTACTTCTATACTTATTATGGGAGGGTGAGGAGACCGGGGGCCCAATTAAGGGCGGGGGCTTCGGACACAGCAGAGTTGCCTGTTGTGTCACAGTAACAGTATTGGTTATCCGCGGTCGTTACCACCACGGTGCAAAGTCCAACGGACTTCAGCCGATCAGTGTGTTTGTACTTACTTGCCTGGCACCTCAGTACTACACTGATTACTTTATCTGGCAGTTTGGCTATTTGTGAAACATTATGGTATCTGGACAGGTTGTTTTGTTTGGTGTTTACCCACTGCATTTCTGCAGAGTCTAACACTGTTAGAAGTGAAACTATGGAAGAACCCCAATAGGTCGAGTCATGTTTAAAGTTTTCTGTAGAGCAAAATGAGTAGATATACTTGTTATGGAAGCAAGTTATGTGGTAGCGAAGCCCTTAAGTAAGAGGAGCATGATGACTCCAGACTGTCCGTAGCCATGGCATTTTGATATACAAAGACCTAATCTAACCGCGTGCCCCGGGGTTAGTGGTTATATACTCCGCTGCTCATACATCCGAGTGTACTTATGCGGTATAGACAAAGAATCGTTGGGATTAACTATGCGCTTACGCTTGCTATCCCTGTATGAAGAAAAGAATACGTAAGGAAACAGTGGGACATTCGGAACATGGTTAGAGGAAAGTGCGCAGTGAATAATAAAAATGGGTACTGATAGATGATGAGAATAAGTTACGTACGGCACACTATTATGTCCGAGCCAAGGTACATAATAATGAGTTAGTGTTTGTATAAGCCTGGCCAAGGTGTTATACAAACAATTGTGTTGGCTAGACGTATATATTGGGCCGACTTTCACGGTACACTCATGGTTTGGGCCTTGCCTATCAAAGGATACTCCCCGAGTGTGTTTGGAAGGTGTTATTGCAGGATGGCACTTGC